GAGCTCGAGCTCCGTGTGGTGGCCGCGGGGCGAACTCACACCGACCACCTCGAGGAAGCCCCAGGAGTCCGGGCCCGCTGTGACCTGGATCACGTCGTCCTCCTGGACGTCGGCCCCCGCCGCCATGAATCCGAGATAGGAGCCCGTGGTCCGCTCACCGCCGCCCGTATCGTCCCGGCTCTCCCCCTTCACCTGGATCGCGGCGGCCTTTCCGGTCCGTGTGGAATCCCAGCTGTCCTCACGGGAGCCCATGCCGCCGGCATCGTCGCCCTTCGTCGGCCGGTGTACGGTGACGGTGTGATCGAGGAGGTGATCGATGCTCATCAGATCCTCACATCTTCCCAGTTTCCGAGGGTCTCACGGAGGCCTGGGACGGCGTTCAGCATGGCCTCAGCATTCGAGAACATGGCGCCCCGGGTGTAGCTGTAGTTCCCCATGGTCTCGGAGGTCTTCTGGCTGGTGCCGGAGGCTGGATCTCCACCGTTGTACCAAAACGAGATGATCCCCTTGATGGCCCGTTGCACGTCGGCCGGGGCGTCGATATCGGCGGGGCTCACGTCGGCCACGGCCGCAGCATCCTCGGTGTAGCCGCGGGTGTACGTGACGAGGTACTCGTAGCCGAGTTGCCAGACGTAGCCGCCCTTCCGGGCGAGGTGCTGGTCCCGGACTTCCCAGCCGTCATCGTTGGCCGCCGTGATGGTTTCCTGGGTAGCGCCGAAGTAGGCCTGTTCGATGACCGAGACGGTCCCGCCAGGCTCTTCGGTCAGGTAGAGGTCGGACTCGCCGCCACCGAGGACGATCTCCGTCACCGCCTCCTCGGCACCGAAGAACCGGCCCGTCTGTTTCTCGAACCAGGCGACGGCCTCCTCTTCGATGGCGATCAGGAGGGCGGTGTCGGTGCCGTCGGCAATACCGAGGAAGGTCTCGAGATCATCGATGAGGATCATAGGTCCAGGGCCTCCAGGTAGTCGGCCTTCGTGGGAGTGCCCTTCTTCCCGTCCGAGCGGCGGACCTCGAGGCCCGCCTTTTCAGCGATCTCCGCGAGCCTCTCCTTGCTGGCCTGTTCGGGTCCGCCGGCTTCACGGATCTTTCGGCGGACCCAGGCCAGAGTCCGGTTCCGTTCCTGGATCATGAGTCCAGGATCTTCCTGGCGAGCACAGCCTTCGGGCCGTTCGGATGTTTCTCGAGGTACTCCTCGGGCCCCATCTTCAGTGGCCAGTCGGGCAGCTCGTCCTCGCCGGCGTCCTCCTCGTCCCGTGCCTCAGGGGGAGGGGCATCGGCGGTTTCCATCTTCCCGAGCACGAGCTCCGCAGCCTTCGGTTCGGCGTTCAGGAAGGCCTCGGCGAGCTCGGCGCTCACGTCGTATTCCTTGTCCGCCTGAAACGACCCCTCCGGCCCGGCAGCCGTGGTCCTCATTTTGATTCTTGGCATGTCCCCTTCTCCTTCGTTGCCTTTTTGATCTGTTCCTCGATCCGCACGTCCTTGCAGTAGCGGAGCTCCATCGCTTCGGGCGACGGGATCTTCTCCGGTGGGAGGTCCTCCTTCGTGACCTTGAACCGCCCCTCCTCCGTCCACTCGATCGTGATGTGTTCGGCGTCGTAGCCGTACAGAGCGTCTGGCTCGCACATATCGAGGAGCGAGCTCTCCTGGGCGATGTGGACCTGGATCCCGTGGCTCAAGGCGATGGCGATCCAGTACTCCATGCACGCTCGGCCCCGCTCCCGTTTGTGGGCCTCTCCCCCGGAATAGCTGTAGTCGCAGCCGTAGAGGTGGAGGTCCTTGATAACCTCCTCGCCGCCAGCCACCCGGAGGGCGATGGCGAACGCCACGACGTAGGGAACGGTGTTGTTGAAGTAGGTGTGGCCCGTGTGGTTGATGACCCACTCGAGAGGGTACTCCACGGCGGATGGAAACTCCGGATACAGCTTCGATGTGTAGACGGGGACGGGGTGGTTCTTGATCCACCCCATCATTGCCGCGATCCCGCCGTCCGGCGTGAGCTCGGCCCGCCTGGACTGGATCCGGAGATCGTCCATCTGAAAGAGGCGATCGTGACCGATCACGCCGCCCATGGCGTTTACGGCCCAGGTCTCGTCCACGAACTTTTGCCGATCCCACTTGTTCACGGCGTTCAGGAGGTAGTTCGCCGAGGAGGGGCCCATGGCGACAATCGCCACCGATTCCGGCAGCTTTCCGTTCAGCACATAGCGCTGAAGCTCCGTGTCCACCACGTCAGGACGTCGCCAGGATGCCGACGTTCTTCAGCGCCGTGATGATGGAATTGACCTTTGCCTTGTCCGTGGTGGTCCAGGCGACGGTGGTCAGACCGACGGCCGCGATGTTGGCGGCCTGGGCAGGAGTGCCGGCGGCGGCCGACTGGCCCTTGATGACGCCGCCGTCCTTGGCTCGAACGACCAGCGTGTTTCCGCCCTGCTCCCGGTAGATTTTCGGCTCGTAGGTGCTCATGTCCTTCTCCCTTGGTTACAGCCCCGGGGGAGGGGAGCGACCCTCCCCCGGGTCCTAGTCCTCAAAGACAGGGAATCCCTGCGCTTACGTCTGTGGCGCCTTCCGCGGATGGCCCTTCATGGCCCCCACGCTGTAGACGCCGGACGCGGCAGCCGTGACCACGAGGTCACAGGTCACGTACCGGTTCGAGCCCTTGTAGCCGATCTTGGCCACACCGGCGGCTCCACTGGCTCCAGCGAGGAGAGCGGCCGCGGCGGCTTCGGTGCCGATGAGATTGGCATCGGCCTCGGAGGTGAGGGTGCCGGTAACCGTCCCGCTCTTGATGACGGGGGTCACCGTGATCCCAGTGGTGGTCTGGGCGCCGGCCATGATGACGAACTCGAGCGAGTCGAAGTTCTTCGTGTCGATCACGGTCCCGGAAATCGTCCCCGTTGCGGCCGGCGAGATGGGGGCGATCACCTTCTTCGGAACCATGTTGTTGTGTAGGTCTTGGCTGGGCATTTCAGAATCTCCTGGTTAATGCGCCCGGTCTCAGGTGGTCTCCGTGATCTCCTGGGATCAGCCGGCTAGGCCAGCTTCACCCGGGTGAAGGCCTCCTCCAGGACCGGCATTCCGTCGACCTCGGACCGGAGGACGTAGCCGTTCTGGTTCGTGGCTGCGTAGAGCTCCACGAGGACCTGGAGAGACATGTCCAGCGCCTCGGCGATCCAGTAGAAGCTGAAAGCGCCGAGAATCCCGACGTACAGGCCGGTGGTGAACGTGTTCGGAGCGTACTCGCTCATGAGGGCGGGGAAGCCCAGGAGTCGGTCCGGCTCTCCTGCCCGGACGCTCTCCCGCCAGATGTACTGGCCGTTTCCGTCCTTGAGCGTGGCGATCTGCTTGTGACCGTCCCGGTGGAAGATCCACAAGAGCTCCGGCCAGTAGGCTGCCTTCTGGTTGTACTTGGCCGCGGTCAGCCCATCGAAGGTCATGGAGGTGGTGGTGTTCCCCGTGGACACGTCCCGGGACGTGGAGATCCCGTCGTCATCCGCCGTGAACACGCCGAGCGGCTGATCGGCACCCGTGCCGGTCAGGAAGCCCTTCTCCTCGGATATGGACTGCTTGTAGCCGAGACGGTCCCGGACCAAGGCATCGATGTTGAGAGGAGAGGCCCGGACGAGCTTCTTCGACACCTTGATGTACTTGGCCAGCGGATGGGGGCGGAGCTCCCGCTTGCCCATGCTCATCGTCGAGTCCTCGGACCCGATGGCGAGCTCAGTGGTCCAGTCGGCATCGGCCGGATCGTTCTCGAGGGAGGGGGCGCCGAGGGAGTCGGCATTCGGCACCTGATAGACGGTGGCTCTCGGACGGATCAGGACCTGATCGTCCTTTGCCTTGATCAGCTGGGCGATGAAGTCCTGGGGCGGAATGGTGTATCCGCCGGCCGAGTCCGTTCCGGCCTGGAGGGCTCGCATCTGCTCGATGGAGGTCACAGCCAGGGCCCGCCTGAATCCCGCGAGGTATTCCGGCGTGGTTCGCTGGAACTCGTCCGTGCCGGGTTCGACCCGGTAGATCCGCTCACCAGCTGGTGCGCCGAGTCGGCCACCGTAGGCGGTCCGGATCTCCACCGGTTGCTCGCCCCCTCCACCGTCGCCACCGGCGGGAGGTGACACGGTGCGGAGATCCTCCAGCGTGGCATCGGCCTCGTGTTGGCGCTTCAGGCCGTCAGCCTCGACCCGGAGCTCGTCGGCCTGGTCCAGCATCGTGGAGTGATTGGTGCGGTCCTCCGCCGAGATCTCCTCCTTCTCGAGGAGAGCCCTGGCGTCGGTGATCAGCTTCTTCCGCTCGCGAAGTTTCTCATTCGCTCGCTCGAGCAAGGTGGGCATTGTCACCCTCCGGTTTGGCGGGTCGGAGGGCACAAAAAAAAGCGCACAGGCTCCGACCCCATGGATTCATGGGTTTCGGGAAGCCCGTGCGCTCAGACGCTTCTGAGGCCGGTACCTCGTTACTTCACATGCCGCTGGTCGCTACTCGTAAGCCCGCCTGAACGTTTCAGGGCGGCATGGAAGCCGATGTAACTACTCCTTCAACCTACCACTCCTCAGAGCCGGAGATCAAGCTCCACATCCTAACCGATCGCCTCCTCGAGCTCCTGGCGCATCGTCATCCGGAGCTTCTCGTCCTCCGATACCGTCTCGGGTTGCTTCCAGGCATCCCGACTCCGGAGAGCGACGTCCGTCTGGGGATAGGCCGGGAACGTCACCGGACTGACTTCGAAGAGCTCCACTTTCACGAGGGTCCGGACATCCTCCCCGTCCTTGGTCTCCCATTTGTCCTCGAGGGTGCGGAACCCGAAGGACATCTGATCGACGTCGCCCCGTTCCATGGATGCCGTCAGATCCCGGGCCGGCTGCGTGTCCGGAAGGACGAGCTCAAAGGCGAGGCCTTTGTCGTCCTCCTCGAGGTCAAGGGTTCCGCTCTTCGTCCGGCCGAGCACCTTGTCCGAGTTGTGGTTCACCAGTGCCCGGACATCGCCCTTCACCGCCTCCTTGAAGGCACCGGGCTGGATCTTCTCCCTGAACCCGCCGAGGTCCTCAGAGAGCTGGTTGAAGACGGCCGCATGGCCGGCGATCTTGGCCGGCTCGTCGTCGGTGGCCCGGGTCACCCGGAACTCCTGGATGGTGAACTCCCTGGTCTCCTTTTGTTCGATCTGTGGCATGATGCCTCCTAGAGAATCGCGGCCACGATCGAACAGTCGCAGCCCTGGTGAATCGGGGGATGGGTGAACCTCCGGCTGGCCTTGAGGGGTGCCGTACCCCCTGGGTCCAGCGTGTCGCCCTTGTTCAGGAACGCACTCTGGATGCCGACGGTTCGGCCGTCGAGCTCAGTGCAGAGTGGGCAGTCCTCGCCATTGGCCACCCACTGAAGCGCCAGGATCCCGGCGGCCGTATAGGCCAGTTTCGCCACGGCGCCCTCGGCCTCAACGGATTCCCTCGAGGCGATCTTCCCGGGTCGCTTCTCTTCCCACTCCAGGAGGCGGCCATCCACCGCGGCGATGATCGCATCCTCGTCCTCCTGTGAGAGGATCAGCTTCCGGACCTGTCCCTGCGAGCTCCTGACGTGGCGACGAGCAAGGTTCTCGGCATACTGGCGGATGAACGTGGTGAGCTCCTTCGGGGGCGTCGGATCGGATCCGACCTCACCACAGGCCTCTCGGTAAACCTCTTTGGCGAATGCCAGGAGGGCCGGCTCGAGCTCGCGGACGATCATGGGCTCGATCTCTCGGGCATAGGCCTCCTCGAGCTGGAGCGTGAACCCCTGGATTCCACGCTCGCCGAGTTGCTCCTTCATCGCCTTCCGGACCGCCTTGATCTCGGCACCGACCGCCCTCCCAGCTGCAGCCAGGAGCTGGCGCTCGTGGACACCTCGGAGGCGGAGCCGAGCCGTAACCGATCGCTGGGCCCTGACCTCGAGGAGGTTGAAGGACCGAACCGCCTTGACCTCCGGGAGGTCGTCATCGTCCTCCTCCTCTTCCCCCTCAGTCGATCCCTCCGAGCTCCCCGGGAGATCTCCGACCGCGTCGACGGGGATCAGGTTCAGCGGCACCAGGTAGACGTCTCCGCCCTCCACGGGATTCAGATCCTCGAGCTCGCGGACATCGTTCGGAGAAAGCCAGCCGTTGTTGATGGCCACGGCGTAGGCGTCGTACCGCTCTTTCGTCGTGGTCTGGAGGAGGGCGGCCGGAATGTGCTTCAGGTAGAACCTCTCCCTTTCCGAGGGAAGAAGAAGCCGCTTGTCTCCGGCCTGTTCCCAGCGAACGAAGTGATGGCGGAGGCAGAGGGTCAGGTACTCGATGAACTGTTGTTCGACGTTGGAGAAGGTTGCCCGCTCCAGGTCCCCCAGGAGGTGAGGCGGAATCATGAAAACCCTGGCCACTTCGGAAATCTGAAACTTCCGGCTTTGAAGCATCTGGGCCGCCTCGGGAGGAGCGCCGGCCTGGATCCAATCCATCCCCTCTTCGAGGATCAGGGTTCTGTGCATGTTCCGGAGTCCCGTGTATTTCTTCCGGAAGTCGGCCTGGAGCTTCTCGTGACCCTCCTTGCCCAGGGTATTTGGATGTTTCAGGAACCCGGAGAGGGTCGTACCGTTGGCGAAGAAGCGAGCGGAGTACTCCTCCAGGGCGAGCGTGAGACCGATTGTCTCCCGCATCTTGTTGATCGTGTCGATGCCCAGGACCCCGTTCCGGCTGAACCCCTTCAGGTGGAACATGTTCTCTTGAGGGATTATCTCCTTCCCGCCGTCCGGGAGCTGGACCTCGTACCAGAGCCGCCTCTTCTTGTCCCGCTTTGGCGTCACCCGGTGCGGTGTGATGGGCCAGAGCTCCTTCACTTCCGCGCCACCATCCCGGACGATCTCAGCGTAGCCGTTCCCAGCCGAGAGATAGAACCCCGTGAGCATCTCCCGGAGGTCCATAGAGGTTTGTTCCGGGTTGGGATTTCCAAGGACTTGAAAGACTGAATGCTCCCTGGCGTCCCGCTTCTGCCTCGGTGCTGTTTCTTCCTTCAGCTTCAGGGGGATCGAGCCGACGTCCCCTGAGATCCTCTTCAGGCCGGCCAGCACGGCGCTTGAGCCCAGGGCCGAGTCCTGGTCGACGCTGGCGCCTGATGCCGTCTCCGTACCCAGGAGGTGGCGGATGAACCAGCGGTCCGGGTTCTGCAGCTGGCCCCGGTGTTCCAGAAACCTCCCGACCATGCTCATGTCGGCCGCTCCTTACGTTTCTTGGAGGGGATCTCATTCATGAATGCGAGGAGAATCAGGAGAAAACCCCCGACGATCAGGCCGAGGCCGAGGT